TTCGCCCAAACGAGGGTTTGAGCGAAAGAAAGTTAATCGGGGAAATTTTTGGTTTTAAGAGACGCTGCCGGGGTATGGCGCGTCGTCGTACTGGTAGAAAATGTCGCTGTACTGTCTGGTCGTCACCTGGCAGGTTCCGTCCGCCTGCGGGGCTATCTCCTCAAAAATGGCGTCATAAACACTGCGCGTTGAGCTGCAGAACACCAGCCGCGGCGGTTCGATACTCGGATCGTTTAACTGGATTTCATCAAAAGCAGCCTGCCACGGAACGGACAACTGATAATCCCCGACAAAGGTGGCCACCAGCAGCCCGGAGGCAGAACCATCCTGGTAACGCAGAATTGCGCGTGGGTTTTCAAAGGACCAGTCCAGCGGCTCGGAGACGGTAAATACCGTTTGACCGCCAGATGTGGCCATATCCATAACCAGACTACTTACCGTTTTATTACCCGGAATGTCATCCGTCAGCAGAATGCGATCGCCATACTGATAGACCAGCGCATCCAGTTCTGTTGTCGTGTTATGGCCCAGCCGTTGATGCAGGTATTTCATCAGGCGGCGCATGCCGATTTGATAGGCGCGGTTCGGGTCAAGCACCCCATCGAGGGTATAACTCTCAATTTTCCTCGGTGTGGGGTTATCCGGAGTCCGGCATTGCACCGTTTCTTCTGACCACGTCGTGCCATTGATATAAGTGACATCCACACCATCGTAATCATCGGCGGACGGCGCCGAGAAGGTGGTCTGTAACTCTTCGGTCATTTCATGCGGGCTGATAATGCCGGACCAGTTTTTAATCCCTTCCCTGCCTACAGATGCGAGCCCGTCACTCAGCAGGAAATATGATTTCCCCGCCGTGGTGATCTTCTGCAGCATTTCCAGCGCGGAGACACTGTCGCCTGTCGCGAAGTCGAAATACTCATTTTTCGGGGTCCAGTAGGTTGCCTCAAGGGTGTTAATGGCTTCGGTGTCCATTGCCAGGCCAAGAGAATTACCAACATGAAACAGCGCGCTGGAGATGCGCCGCGGGGCGCCAGTATCATAAATACGCGTGGCCACAACGTTTACGCGCCGATCAGACTGCGCCGCCAACTTGCCGCCAGATTCCACCGTCACGGCCATTAATGATACACCGGCATATGATGCTGGCCGGTTCAGTAACCTGCCGCGCAGCGCCTGCCAGTACATCGAATCACGCGCGTTATTACTCCCCTGCTCATTGCGCCGGCGGCACCGCACCTCAACCAGACCAGGGGTAGCCAGTTCAAAGCGCTCAGTGAACCCCAGGGCATTTATGTTCTTCATTTCGTAAACACCCTGCCGGCTTATCCACCCGGTACCGGAACCATACACCCGATACTGGATTTCCCATTCACAGTGCCTGACGCGCTTCTTACCTTTGTTGTCAAAGCCGCAAATGCCGGAAGGGAATGAAAAATTCACTTCAAATGCATTTACCACCTCATTATCCGGGCAGGCAAGAAACGGGCCCATCCAGCTATTGTTGTCGTTAATCCCGGTCGCCTGGTAATCAATCATCGTCCTGGGTGAGAACCCCGGCCAGGTAGGATCAATGCCTCCGTTAATCATGCGCTGTACCGTCGCGGTCGTACCATCTGCTGAGGCAATACGGTATTCATTTCCCCGGTGCGCCAGCGACAGGCGCTGCGTCCCTTCAGGAACGCCGGAAAATGCTGCACCGCCAGCACTGCCATAAGCGAGGGTGACATTGGCGGTGATCGCCGGGCTGCCGCCACTGGATGCGGTACCATCAGTGAAAACCGGACTATCCCCGAATACGGAAACAGGAAGTGATGATGCGGTAATACTACCGCCCAGCCACGGGCTTGACTTCTCAATGATACGCACTATCCCGCCATCATCCTGCGCGACCAGGTTAGACCCGGCGATCGCTTCATTGATTGCCGCCAGCAGGCCAGACATATTGCCGTAGTTAGCGATCAGCGAAACGGTATAAGTAGTCGCCTGCCATGTCAGGGTAAACGTCTGGCTGCTGATCGAAAAATCATAGGTTGTTGGGGCTGCACTGCCGCGTAATGAAGCTGCCGATCCCCCCACACCCGGAACAGCATCCTGCTTTGGCGTGAACGTAGCGATGAAGAGATCATATTCTGCCCCGTTAATTTCCAGCGTAACAGGCATGCCGGCATAGGGGTTAATCTCAGTCAGCGTGTCACTGAACAGGACGCTGTAACCCGATGAAGACGAAATCAGGTAGTTGGTCGGCGCGATGATAGTCACCAGCGCACCTTCCACCCAGGACTCAGGCAGAGAATCATCGCCATCATCATCGCTCAGCCCGGTGAACGAAACCGACGATCCCGAAACGGTCATGCTGTCGGCGGTAATATCGGATGAATCAGGCGCTGTCTGCGCCATATCAAGGCCGCTGCCGCTGGACGTTCCGCCCACCTCGGTAGAGTTGAACCAGTTTTCACTGCGGCGATCGCCGGAAACATCCGCCCCCGGCGGATACAGCGTCCAGGAGAATGAATCACCCAGGGCGGAAATAGGCGTCGAACCAATCCTGATATCGCCGTTAGCAAATGCCACATTTCCACGACTCACGCAGATCAACATCTCAACTGTCATTCTGGTTGGGTCATCAGGGTTAAAACGACTGACCGGCTGAACAACATAATCCGGATAAACCCGCGCACGCCCGAACAATTCCCGGATAGGATCACCAAGTTTTGCCGTGTTCGCTTTTGCCGGATTTAAGTCCAGAGACTTACCCGTAGATGAATCGTAGGCCCCCGTATCGAGGTTATTCATCATGTAGATGGAATAAGCTGCAGCGGCTACCGCTACAACCAGGGCGGCAATGGCAAAGCCTGTCGCGTAAGGGACGGGGTAAATCTTCACGTCAGTATCTGGTAACAGTTCGCACCGCGGCCATTCCTCTGATGCTACGGGCACGCCATCAATCTCAACGCTGATTGGCTGTGGCAGCCCGGGATCATAATTTTCGACATTCCTCTGCATCCACTCATGCAGGGTTATGCGCGCATGCTGATGGCTTTCAAGTGGTCCGCCAGGTAACCGGGAGGGATAAATACTGATCGTCATCGCCAGAATTCCACCTTGATAAATCGCCGTTTAAATTTCCAGACCGGCATAAAAGAAACGTTCGAGCCGGGGTTACATTCCGCTACCTGCAGCAACCCGTTCAGCTCAACAACAATCCCCACATGGGTGACCATTGTTCCCGAATAACACGCCACGCCAGCGCCGACGCATGGTTCACAACGCTCAAGCTTCAACATCAGCTTTCTGGCTTCTTTATCAAGGCCGCCGCCATCTTTGGTCACACCTGCAAAGTCTGGCCATTCGGGTAATCCAAGGTCGCGTCGTATCTCATTTACGATGCCAAAGCAGTCGAGTTGCGGATACACTCTGCCGCCCTTCAGCCAGGTGACCGAAAGGTATTTATCAGGTTCAAACATGGGGAAACCTCAACTCATGTAACGGAGGCCGGGATACTCATTAAGGGTGTAACGGAATCTCGGCCAGGCGGTATCGAGAACGTTCATATAGCCGGCTGTGATTTGTGCCTGCAGCGCTGTCCAGGATCCCGATTTGATAGCGAGCGTATACGGCACGGTAGCCGGAGCGTTAAGGTCCGTTGAAACATATTGCCTGTAAGTCATAGAGCCATCTTGCCTCGCTGCCAGGGCATCACGAATCGCTGTACTCGCCTCCCCTTTTATGTTGCTGACAGCGAACTTCAAATCCTGTGTACCGTCGCTGTTTCTGGCCGGGATGGCGATATCGATAGCTGCGGCTGAAAAGGTTATAACAGCGCCATTTTCGGTCGTCGCTGTAATATCGTCGTAGCCCTTGCAGAAATAATGCACCGTCGAACCGATATTGATTTGCAGCGTTTCAATGATGACTTCCGATCCGCTACTGGCATAAAGCCGGTTAAGCACCGTCATGCTTTGGCCACTCCCTGTTTAATGCGATATCAAGCAGTGAACTACCTGCTATCCACTCGGGGTAGTTACCCCACGGCGGAGGCAATAGTGGACGCTCCCATAACTCCAGCGTCGCCGAATACCGCCAGTAGATGGGAGCCACCAGCACTGGCCCCTGATAGATATCCGTAAAACGACATTTGTAGAATTTTATGCCTGCGGGGGTTTGCAACTTCATCATGAACCAGGCCGCACCATCAGAGAGCGCATCGCGGTACCACGATTCAAACGTTAGCCCCTGAACATCGCTCTCCATAAACCAGGATACAGTCGCTTCCGTGGGAGTCGAGGTATACGCCCTGCGTTGTCTCGCCCGGCCTGTGGTGAGTTGAGTTCGTTTCAAAGGGCTGACTGGCTGGAATCCATAGCCTTCTTGTAAAGGCATAGGGAGATAGTCATGCGGATAAAATATTTCAGCCATTACCCTGTTCTCCGTCCAGTGTTATACCCCCCAGTTAATGCCTTGTGCACTTGGCCAACCCCTTTTGCCAGATCGTTAGCAACCTGCTGGTAACCTTGTTTTGCTCCTTCACGAGTAGCCTGCTGTACAAGCAGCACAGTCGCGTCAGAAGGATTTCCATTGATGGTTATTGGAGGAACCGTGACTGTGGGGCGGATGATGGTCGTTTGCTGGCTGTTGCTAACGTTCTGAACGCCAGTCCCAAACCCCGAACGCCCCAATGTGGCATCAAGTGGCTTGCCGTTCCGTAACGCCTCAAGTTGTGACACGCCGATTCGATTTGTAGACTCCTGGTCGAAAACGTACTCCCCTTTATGAACAATACCCGCTGGCTGATACTTTCCGCCTGAGCCAGTATATCCACCAGAAGCAAAGCCGACGGCGGCAGCACTGGAGATGCTGGACGTTATTGTAGCCATGAGGCCTGCAACAGTAGCCATCGCTGCTAAGTTGTATGGAAATGGCTGGCTTGAAAGCGCCTGGGCCATTGCCATTGGCAATTGAACAGCTGCCTGAGCAAGTGCAAAAGCTTTCTGCGTAACAAATGCCGCTTTATACATCACGGATTGCTCGCCGAACATCGCCCCCATCGAATCGGTGATACTGGAGAAAGAATTTTGCGCTGATTGCGTCTGTGCGGCATATACTGCGGTGCTTAGTGCTTGCTGGTTCTGTTGTCCTTGCTGTTGGAGAGCCAGCAATTGCTGCTGCTTCTGCTGCTCATTCAGTAAAGTACTTTGTGTGATCGCCTGCTGCTGCTGGTTCAGCCAGGAAGCATAATCAGTCTGGGCTTGCTTCAGCTTTTCGATAACCTCAAGCTGCGGCTCTATTTGCAGCCCTATCATGTTCAATCCCTGCCCTGACAGGTCACTATTGGTTGCTCCAGACGTCAGCGTACCACCGGCCTTGTTCACACCTGATATAACGGAATCAGGCAGCACTGATTTACCAATCAGGTCGCTCGCCTGCTTCCCAGCAGCCTCCGGCGTCAGTTTTTTCAGCTCAACCATCTTCTGAAGAATTTCGAGGCGTTTTTGCAACGTCTCATTTTGGCGCAATTCCTTTGGAGCAATTTGCTCCTGCATTTTCCGGTAGTCGTCCAGCACCTTGACTGAGTTTTGCAGGGCTTCCTGCTGCTTGTAGGCCTGTAGTATTTCGTCAGCACGGGAAAGAATCGACTTCTGGTCGGCGGTTAGCTGCGTTTTAGACTTAAGGTCAGCGATCTGCTGTTCGAACTTAACCCGCGCCTGGGTTGCGCTACTTAGCTTATCGCTGGCATCCAGTTGGTACTGCATGGCGGCAGTCTGCTGGTTTATCTGGTCAAGCAGTCGGGATGCTGCGTCCTCTGTATAGGTTTTACTTTTTATCTCTTTCTTTGGTGTTTCTTTGCTTTGTTTTTTGGCCTGATCCAGCTCCTTTTCACGAACGGCAATTAGAGCATTCGCTTGGTCAATCGCCTCCTTATTCCCTGAGAAAGTAATTTTTTTTGATTGAGCCCTCGCTTCCTTAAGCCTTGCCTCGGCGCCAGCAACTCTGTCAGCCGCCAAATACTCCTTATTAATCCAATCAACAGACTCTGCAACAGCTTTATTACCCTCAATAGTCAGAACATTCATCGTTGATTGCAGGTCGATGGCCTGTCCGATAAATCTCATTGTGGGGTCTATTGCACCACCAAGGGCAACATTCTGCTTACCTTTGTCGGCAGCTGTGTAATAGTTTTTGACCTTTATTGCCGCTGCCGTCCAGGAGTCGCCAATTTTCAGTATCTCTCGACGGTGCATGTCAATATCAGCATTCAGAGCCGTAAAATTAGCTGAATCCTTATATTGAGAAACTTTTTGTCGTGCTTCATCGTAGCTATATCCGACATCAATTAATTTATTTACTGCTTCGCTGGCACCGTCATTGGTCGTAATAAACATATTGCCAACTTCTTCAATAGCCAGCCCCGTCTTATCGGATATCGCAACCATGTTAAGTGCAAGGCGTTCGGCAGCATCACCATTAGCACCAAGCGATGTTGTAGCAATTTTCGTTGCTGCTTCAATCTCCAGCCGATTTTGGTAAACAGCATAAGTAAGGAGGCCAACTGCACCCGCAGCTACTGTATATGGGTTTACCAACCCCATGACGTAGGTGGATACACCTTTAATCGCAGGAATAATTCCACCGAACATATCTTTTAACTGCCCACCCTGCTGCATAAGCACCATAAAAGGGGACTGGCCTGTAGAGAGTCCGACTACGATATCCGTCATCTGAGCGGGGATCATGCGCATTGCAAAAGCTGTTTGGGCAGCAGACTGCCCAGTTTTTTTCAAGTCGTCACGAAAACCGGTTAATTTGTTACGAGTCTCTTCGATTCGCTTTGAATAAAGCTCAAATGTATCTGTATCTACCATCCCTTTAGATTTGAATTTCGCCAAATCCTGTTGTTGTTTGTCCAGCTTATTCAGGGCGGCATTCACCGGGTCAATACGATCGAGAAGTTCAGATAGAGCCTGCTTTTCTTCGTCCGTAGCCTTTGTCACCTTGCCAGCGCTCGTAGCTGCACGGTCTCCAGCTTGGGTCATTTTAACCAGTGCAGTTGCGAGATTATCGGCCTGCTTTTCTGCCCCAGAGCTGTCGATAATGATTGCGAGGCGTGAGGTTTGTTCTGTCATTTAGCGATCTCCGGGCAATAAAAAACCCCGCCGAAGCGAGGTTAGAGCTTTAAAACTGTTAGGCTTTTAATTCATTGACGGTAAAACATTATTGCGCCGATAATCGCCGCAAAGACCGCCAGCACAATCCCCGCGATTAACTTTACATTAACGTCAGCCAGCCTATCGCTGGCGCCAGCATCGTTAGTGTTAACTATTGCCTTCGAAGGGGTTACATCACTCCCGCAATGCTTGCACTTCACCGCTTCGGAGTTTATTAATTCTGCGCAGTAAGGGCATTTGACTGAAGTTGCGGACCCTTTTAACTTATCGCCCACCAGAGCAACGATGATACCGGCGATGGCTACGAACCCTCCAAATATCATGTAATTTTGGCGCGATGACATTAATCCAAGATTGTTAACCCTGTAACCACCGCTTGTCGCTACTGTCACATCCATGAATAGCGCAGATATCGCAAAGATCACCCCTATTGCAATCGCTATATAACCAATAATCTTCACTTACCTACCCCATCAGTTAAAAAGCCACCCGAAGGTGGCCTTATCAATCAGCTTGCGTTCTCGCAACCCGGCAGGCTGCGGTCAATCACAAGGTTGCCTTCAACACGCAGACCTATTTTACCAAACAGGAAAGCATGGTTTAGCTGAGTGACAACTACGTCTGACAGACCAACAGCACAACGATCTTTTTCAATCGCGCGGTCTGCTGCAGTTTTCACGTTAGGGATCCCAGTAGGGAAGATGATGACCGGGTAGCTATCTTCAGCAGTAACTCGTTTACCTTTGTAGAACTTGCCCCCATTAAGGTTGTAGTTTTTGGTGCTTGCTACAGTTAAATCTGCAACACGTACAGTACAACCCGAAAGTAACAGCACTCCAAGCGCCAATGCGATGACTTTTTTCATTATATGTTTCCTTTGATTGCAATCAGAAACATCCTAACATCATGAAAAAACAGGTCAATAACAAAACCCGCCGTTAAGCGGGTTATCATCACAAAGAATACATTGCACGGGCTCTGCGTTCCTGAATATGCATACCATGATGCTTACTCTGGTTTCCACACATCCAGCAAGAGCATAAACAAGGGGTTTGATAGACAATTCGTATAGAATTAAGCCCACCAGGAGCTGCATTGTAATAATGCATACGTTTTGCTTTAAGTCTTGCGGTGTGATGCCGACGCACCGCGCGCTTTTTTGATTTCATGATAGAACTCCACAGTAAATACTGGAGCGGTCACGCCTTCGCATGACCGCCTCAACGGGAGTTCTGAATAAATGATTCTTCTCATAAAAATAATGATAACACGTATAAATTGAGTGATTAACCATATCATCGCAAGCTATCTCCTTGTTATTTTCTCAATGAGATAACCCGCAGAAAGCAATATCGCTACAACAAGAACCATGCCTGACATCCACTTAGGCATTGTTTTTAGGATGCGCAGCACTTCCACTACGGCTTCAGGCCAACCCATAATCACCTCCCATTAAAATACTGGGATGAGTGTCCTACAGATAGTCGGTCGGAATCCCGACCAAATTATTTATCATTATATTCAACATATTAGGATTGGCCGTGTGTAAAAATTTACATAGATAATCCCGGTAGCGCTACCAGTAATGATTTTTTGCGGTCAGGATTCCGACCAAACCAATGATCATTTTCAGAGGCAACGCATAAACGATGATACAGAGAAGCTATTTAGTTTTATTTACCCTCTTTTGCTCTGCTGCCCACTCGTCACGCCACGTATCGTCGAGCGCTAGAATAGCGGCGTCAAACTCGGTGCGGTCAATCAGGATGGTGCGCGATGCCAGATATAGCTCAATATCATTCAGGGATAATGGGAGCGGTACTCCGGCCATGCCAGCATATTTCCTGCTGCGCGATATCATGGCATAGGCATTGAGGATCTCCCCTGTTACTGCATCAATTTCTGGCTCAGGAATCGGCGGAAGGTTCAATTGCTCCCGGCGCCATTTAGCCTTATCTCCCCTTTCGCCCCCGAACTCCTTTAGCCACGCCTGCGCCTCTAGGGCTTTTTTACGGTTTCCTGAGTCTGCTGCTCCTTACCCTGAGCTATGTTCGCAGCCTCTGCCAGAATCAGCCAATACAACGCGGGGTTCTGTTTCAGTAACGCGACGCCAAGTTCGGGCGTATACGCTACAGCCTTCTCAATACCATCCACCAGCTCACCTACTCCCTCCCAGTCTTTCAAAAGGAAGCGCGCGCAGTTATCGATGAGCAGGTCATCAATTGAGTCAATGTCACCCACGCTGGCGAGATCGAAAGCGTCGGTACCGACCTGATAGCTCGCGTCCATTTTGTCGATATGGCGCCGCACCAGCGCATTACGTGAGCGGTACTGTGGATTCTCGCTGCTGGCCACCAGCAGGCGGAGTTTAAACAGTGCTTCTTCATCCGGTGTGTATTTGTTTTTACGGCTATCAGGCTTTTTAAAAGGGAAAAACCAACGCTCGCCACTCAGATCAAGTTGAGAGGAAATAATCAGCATACAGACTCCATAAAAAGCCCGAACCGCGATGCTCTGCGGAACGGGTCAGGGAAATTAAGGTGCGGTGACAGTGATTTCAGACATTGCCATAAAGGTGCGAGCCTTCCCGGTGATCGTGGCGTTCCCGGCAGCATTGCGGGTCACTTTCGCCGTTTTTTGCCCGGTAGAAACTACGCTGGCAATCGCAGGAGCAGATGACGTCCACTGGACGATATCTGTTGAATCAGCAGGCGTAAGCGTGGCGGTTAATGTCACCGTAGAGCCGACTGCGCCGTTTGAAGTGGCTGGCGCAACACTGATTGCCGTCGCCGGTACTTTTGGCGCGCGGGTAATGGTTGGCGGCGTATTGGCGGCCGTGATATCGAGTTGAACCTGTACGATGTCAGTATTCCCGGCGTCCGGCCAGTCGCCAGAAATCTGCACTTCAGGGAAACTGAAGGTATAAGCGCCTTCGGCGTTCTCCAGCGTGAAGGTAAACGGCACCGTTTCGCCGGTGAAGGTTTTTTTATAAATCTCCCAGGCCGCCTTGGACCATGACAGCGTGATCTGGCCTGACGGTGTAAAGGTCGTCGGAATGTTTGCGCCAGCAAATGCTGAGCCGGTACCGATACAACGCTGAGTCTGCATATTGTTATCAAACTGGAAATTAAACGTATCCACACAGAAGCCGGCACCACCCGCCACCCCGTTCAGACTCAGGCCTGTCACTTCCTTAAACGAATAGCGCAGCGCGCCTGCACCATCCACCGGATTAGTGAAATAGCTGGTATCGTCGGCTTTGGTTTCCCAGTCAAGCCCGGCGAAGGTAATGGTCGCAGTGATGTCGCCATCATTCGGGATTTCAATCTGGAAAGTGGCAACCTGGCAACCGCGGGCAATCTGTGCGATCCCTACATCATCAGCGTATGAAGAAACTGAAAAAGTAATGCGGTTGTTGCCCATCGTCAGCACATTATCGAGCCAATCCGCTCCGAAACAGCTCGCCAGAAAATCATCATGCTGATTCCAGCGAAATTTGGTGCCGACATCACCGCCGACATCAATCGTGCCACGGGAAACGCCCTGCGCCATACGGTCACCGCCGATTTCATCGTTATCGTTGGTGTTCTGCGTTGGCATCAGCCCGAACGACGAACGGCGTAACAGGTTCCAGACACCAGCAGAGGGTGTCTCTCCCGGTGTGGTTTCGCGAATAAACGCGGTTACTACTTTTGCGCCTGAACTCACAGGAGCCTCCTGTTGATTGTGCGCTACAGAGCGCGATAAGGGATTTGAAGATTGAGCTGAGACCAGCCATCGGTTTCACCTGCCGGGATGGCGGATACGGCGAAGTAACTCAGTGCTCCGTCGTCCTGAAACTCGAAGAGCTGCGTTAATTTGTCGGCGGCCTGAGTCAGCTGCAGAGTGCCTGAACCAACGGGGACGAAAAGCTGGATGATGAGAACCCCTGTTCGGTGGACAGTCGGCCCCGCTCCAATTTCGTTAGCACCTGCTTGTCCGGGTATGTCAGTAAGACGAGCCCAGATTTTTCGACCGCTGGGATCGAATACAGGACCGTTTGGGTAGTCCACCGCATCCTGGGCAATAGCGGTCTGCGTCGTCATTCGTCTGATGACAACGTTTCTTATTTCTGTGAGGGTCATTTGTAGGCCTGAATCACACCATTAAAGGAGACGGCATAGACGCCTGTCGGCGCTTGCGTTGAGTGGCCATTCTCCAGCGGTACGGAGTAAGGGAGGTTTGACTGAATGTAAATCACCGAGTAGGCCGGCGCCTGATTGATGATATTTTTCCCGTTGAGGAATGTCATCGTTCCCCGCGGGTCAGGCTCTGATGGTATTGAATGATCTGGTTCTCCAATACTGACAAAGTGTGACGCCCGGAAAGTTCCTGCGCGATACTCAGCCGGACGCCGGATATCCATGCCATCGTTAACACGTGCTTTCTTTCTGAGACGGCCTGTCTTTGTCAGGTTGGCAGGATCGGCATAAAGAGATTCGTTCCACTCACCTACCGCTTTGTTGTACTGCACCGCAGTGGCGTTGATAGCCCATAACTCCGGGTTACCTACAGGCGATCGCTGGACGATTTCATTCAGCAGCTGAATGGCGATGGTTCTTTGCCGTAACCTGACGTCGTCCTCCACCAGCCCGGCGAATGCCGTCGGGTCAATGTTCCAGCCCTTAGTCATATCACGCCCTCCGCAGTTGAATGGAGTACGCAGCACCAGCAGAGTCTGCAGAAGCGGTAATGACCTCGTAGCGCTGGAGTACGCCAGTGATCGGGTCAGGTGCCGTGATGATGTGCTCAACCTCTGGCTTGTCGGTGACCTCATTAACGAGGGCTGTGAGTTTCACATCACCATGAAGGATGTTAACACCATCGATGCGGCGGAGTTTATAGCGCGCCAGCACTCCGCGCCCCGAGTAAGTCACCTGCGTTTCAGTGCCGGTTTCCGTAACCGGGTCCCAGTCACCTCGTACGGTGTATGTTCCAGTGAAATCCTTAACAGCATCCTTCAGGTCGGTATCGAATGCCGCAGCGACTTCGGTTTGCAGTTCGTCACGAATTCCCATTGCACCCACCACTACGCTGCTGAGGTTTAACGATCACCGTACCGTGGAGTTTTCGGGTATAAATTGCGCCGCTGCGCTTAACCCGCAGCGGGAGCGGAGCAAACTCAACAACGCCCTTTGCCGGGTTTGCGTAAACGACATGTCTGATCGGGTTTCCATTCACAAACACATCGCGAGGACCGAACCCGTCACCGGCATAATGCACATCCGGATTTTGCATGTTACCCCCTCACCAGCCGCACCTGCGACTGATTAACACCGTATGGCTTAAGCATGGCCAGAGCCAGCTGCAGGTCAGAATCAAGCAATGCAGAGCTGTTGGTAGCAAGTTCTGAGAAGGTTTTGGAAACAGAAACGTCGTCAGCGTCAACGGCCTTACTCAGCAATACCCCCGAGTCAGTTTTCTGCTGATACAGCCCGCCATTTGCCGCCGCCAGCGCCGCATAGGCGCCAGCCTGTTTTACATCGTCAGGAATGATGGTTTCGTGAGTTGCCTTATCGCACGGCATTTTCAGGTTAAGTCCATTCATCCAGGTATTAGCCATCAGCACAGATTTGGCTTTTTTGCTTTCATCCGCCCAGGTGGCACCGAGTATCGAATTGACATTTTCAACGGTGACGAAAGTGATCATGCATCACTCCATTTCTTTCCAGCCGTGCGCCTTCCAGTTCTCCACTTCATCAGGGTGAACGTTGGCTGTATTAGGAGCGCCGGGGAATGCCGGGAAATCGGTAATCATCGCCACCAGCTGCAGTTCCTGCTGTGCAGGAGTATTGGCGTCAACCTGCACGGTCGCAAGTTTTGCTGCAGCACGTTCAGCACGCTGCTCTTTGGTTAATCCGGCCATAAGCCCTCCACTAAAAAAAGGGGCCGAAGCCCCCGATAATTAACCCAACAGCAGAACCGAGTGCTCAGTTTTCACTGCCGCTACGCCCCAAGACAGGCCAACTTCGTAGCGCACCTGACGGTATTGACGGTACAGCGCCACCTGATAAGTGATGCCTGACACCGGGTCAGTAACGTTCATGACGTCATCCGCAGTATCACCGCCCTGCGGCATTGCCGGGGTACGCGCAGCCAGCAGGAACGCGTTACGGTCGAATGCCATGTTTGCGGTATATCCACCTACGGTAGTAATCGCGGAGTTATCCGCCAGCGCCTGACGCAAGCCCGGTGCTGCCAGGGTAATAGTGGTAGCAGTAGCTGCAGCAACGAGGTATTTGTTGCTATCACCATCAAACGTCACAATATCACCTGCCGTGAAAGAACCCGTGCCGGTATCAATCGCGATCAGGATATCACCCTCCGATTTTGCACCATTTACCAGATAATCAGTGGCAGCCGATGCCGCGCGTTTCTTAACATGCGCGGATTCATGGATGTTGAATCCTTCCAGTCGCCCCACGATACCCTCACGCAGCAGCGCATCGGTACCAGACTCGTTCACCTTGAACAGAACTGACTGTTTACCACGGAGGTTAGCAATCGCAGAGGAACCAAGGACCATCTGCAAATCGGTAGTCGGGGAGCCGTTATCGGACAATACCTGGCGCGCATTTGCCGCATCCGACAGATCGCCAGCAATCCCGAATGGAGCAGCACCTGCCGTACCGACAGCGCGGGAGGAAGCGAAATACAAAGCCGCGAGATCCGAGTCCATCTCATTTGCCAGCGCACGGAACGCTTGCTTGAACTGATCTGCCAGGATGGTGTTGTATGTCCCTGCGGGCCCCAGCGCTAGTTGTTCTTCACCGTTCCATTTGACCGGGGCCATTTTGGATTTGGTGATTTTGACATCAACGGTACCGATCGTCTGGTCGCCGTCATTTGGCGCAGTGGCCCCCGGGGTAATATCAACAGTGGTTGCCGGTGGCGCAACCGGCGCAGTAACAGTCTGGTCCTTCGCCGCAGCATCAGCTTTCGCATTGCGCGATACAGCCGGGATAAAACCGACCTGTTCGCGAGATACGGTATCCAGAGCCGTGAAGATAGTCGGGATCAACCCGGTAAGCGTATTAGCCATGTGTATGGATTCCTTGGAGATTAAAATATAGGGTTGGTTGAGCTATCCAGCTCCGACACCAGCTGCCATCCGGCGGCTGGCAAAGAATTAATCGACGATGGTGATACCGTCTTTGAGAGTTGATTGCTGATCTGTCGGGCTCAAACTGGTAAACGCATCGCGTTTCATCGTTTTCTGACCGAGTGAATGCTGAGACTGGCGAGAGCCGCCGCCCTGGTTGCCGCTGGCCTTCAGAATGTGGTCTTTCTGAGGGTATTGCTCCACCAGGAATTCCAGCGCCTCATCGAAGGCCGCCAGTTCGCCCGGCTTTGAGCGTGAATAAATTTTGTTGCCTGAACCGTCATAGGCAACGACTTTACCATCCTCGACTTTGAAGGACTGACCGAAACGCGCCTGAAGCATATCTGCTGGGATTGCCACTTTATCTGCGATGAATTTCGAGCCAGAGAACCGGCTGCCGATCATTTCCTTATAAAGCTGGCCTTCAAGGGTCGTCGCACGCTGAGTAGCTTCATCAAGCTGGGACTGGAAGGATTTGGTGATATCCGCTTTAACTTGATCAACGGCACCCGCGTCGATCAGTTTTTTCTGGTCTATTTTAGTCATCATCTCCAGCGCTTCGAGTGCTTTCGCCGGATCACCGATTTTGGCAAACTTAGCCAGACTGGCTTCAGCTGCTTCTTTGGCTTCACGATGAGATTTCGCCTCGCCATTCAGAGAGGAGATTTTCCCAACGGCCTGCACAGCATCAAAACCAACTTCCTGGCCGTCATCGTGGACATAGACGGGTAAACCGCTCGCATCGACTTCTGCATAACTTTTGCCGTTAACTTCGACTGTTTTCAGTTTCATGTGGTTACCTTTTCGGGGTCATCCGACCGTTGCACCGCTCACCATCCGGATCACGGCAATAAAAAAGGCCGCCCGGAGGCAGCCTGATTGAAGACTTAAAAAGCTTTAAAGTCTGGCGTTGCTGAACGCCTGAGCATCCAGGTTACGCAGTTGCTCCAGAGTCAGCCATTCGCCCTTGTCGTTGTAGAAGTCATCGGGCGACATGCCGCCGTCACGAATCAGTCGGGCCCGAGTTACGCCAACGATCTGGGACTGGCGAGTGAACGACTGGCGCGAGAACCAGCCCTGATAATCGGTATCCGAAGGCACCTGCCCGTCCATGCTGGCACGTGAGCTATCGGATATTTGCCCTACAGCAATACCCAGCTCATCAGACGATTTCAGGATGTAGGTTTCGACGCTGCGACAGCAGAAATGGATTTTCCCGGGTCCCTGCAGATACGGCACCTTATGGCCGATCGGCTTGTTATCCAGTGTGTACTTGAGGCGGTCGCGAATCCGACAGTCTTTTGATGTACGGTTATCCAAAGTGGATAACCACTGTTTACCCTTCAAAATGTCATCGTTCGCATCTGCGAAGCTTTTCCTGGCCGTCGAAGCAAGATGCCCCACAGCCGTTTTTGCAATACTGCCGGCATTGGTGCGGCTCATCTGCAGCGCGCCATCCTGATAACCACGGTTAGCATGACCACGGACCTTTCTGGCGATTTGCTCATGCGTATCGCCCAGGAGAAAACCCTGCCGCACTGTATTGGATATTCTTGCCATCCTGTCAGCTTCAAGGTTATCTGCCCACTCCGAAAGCAGGCGCCCCTGAAACGGCTGTGCCATCGCCGCGGCGTAAACGGCATCCGGTGAAATGCCCACCAGCGGGTGAAGCGAAAGCACATCATCGGGGATCGCAAACTGAAACAGGCTCAGCTGAAAGCCTGCTTCGTGTTGAGCGAGCAGCTGCAACTCTTCAGATAGTCCCGCGCACATTGACTGCACAGCCTCGCGATTGAGAGCTCTGACACTAACAAGCAGCGCTTCCAGTCGCGAGACGGTAAAGCTGTCAGCATCCAGGCTATCCATCGCCACCAGCAATCTGGCTGTCAGTTCCGCATCGCTTTCATTCAGGATTTTTATCATTCTGTTTGCAACGCTGGTGCTGTACCGCGCTACCCATATCGCATGGGCTATCGATTCATCCTGAAGCTTGTCATTCGCCGTTGCCATTTGCACCACCCGGGTTACTTAGTCCGCCGGCAAGCGTGACCTGCTGATTCCGCAACTCGTCGATCACCTCTTCCGGTTTGGCGTCCGGGTCGATAAATTTCAGCGCCTGCAATACGCGAACAGCATCGACCTGACGTATATCGCCACCCTGACGGAGCGACTGAACAGCTGTTGCAGCTGCGGCATCAAACGTCTGGGCTGAAACATCCAGTTCGGTGCGTACATCGACATTGCCGCCTTCTTTCTCGCCCAGCCATTCCGCCATAATCTGCAGGATATTATCGAGCGCATCCTCAAGCGAGCTTGCCATGGTGTAGAGAGGTGAATTCTCCTGCATCCGCTCTTCGTGAGTCTGGTCTAAGGATTTAGTCGATGTGTTTTCCGCGCGCAGCAATTTTGCGCCGGCCTGACGCATCTGGTTTTCCAGATCCTCAAGGGAAATCTTACCGGCTTCAATCGCAGCTCCGGTATGCTCGACATATTCCAGTCCCTGCCGCTGGCGGTCATCGAAACGAGTCGCAGAGGAAGAACCTATCGTCAACGTTTCGCCATCAGCCAGACCGTAAGCCACCAGCAACGGCACACGAGCGACATGCAGGATGTTGTCCTGTTCACTCTGACTCTGCCAGTGCTTGATATTCAGTAAAGCGAGATTAAGCAGTGGCGGTGAACCGCGCATAAAGCCTGTTCGCTTCGTGTAAAGCGTCACCAGGGGAATATCATCGCGACTGGTTTCCCACTCGTCGTGAATCTGCCACTGGCTTTCACCATTTTCACCTTTATTTCGGCGATAAATTTCAACCTTACCCGGCATGATATGGCGTATTTGCTCAACTTTCGTTTGCCCGTAATCATCGCCATCAATAATGATGACCTCTCTGATACGCAGATCGGTCAGCACCACTTTCCCTTTAACCACTTTCGATTTCCAGCCGATGACCTGGCGAGGATTTAACATCGTGGCATACGGGCGGGATCCCGCGGCTTTTTCGTCGGCTTTAGTTTTTACTGCCTCCGGGTCAATTTTCGGGAAGTCCACCAGCGCATGTACCAGACCATACTGGAATCCGATGCTGAAAAATTGCTGTGCCCAGACATCGAGCCGGTTTCCTTCCATATCAATATCTGGCGACAACTCTCGTATTTGTTCAGGAGAGTCCTCACTCAATACCGTCGGCTCAGCAAACACTCGCCCGATGTTTTGTTTAATGGCCTCTTCATAGGCAGGTAGTAACGTTGCCGAAGCTAAACGCTCCTTATAGCTTTCAGGATCTTCGTTCGGCCATTTCGGGAGATACTTCTTGCCCTGTCGGCGCATTTCCAGCGTGCCGCCCATCAGCGCATCATTAATATCCCATGCCTCAACCATATCGTTATAGTCGAGGTTGGGCGTTGAAATATCAGGCATGTTTTTACATCCGCAGTTGGGTGACTTTTCCGGTTGGTTTGATGATCGGGAATTGCTTCACAATGAAATACCCGCCGGCATCGTTAGGGTGATCGTTATCCGCCGTTTTATCCGGCTCACCGTTCTCGGCCCAGACCTGTTGTTCGAGCGATTCTGCGTACACCGGGCAGCGCTGTACGTTCACCTTGTAGCGACGTTCGCCGTTGCCATTGCAGAACATGGCATTCATCGAGTTGATGCGGTCTTTCACTGGTGGGTTTGATGCATTAACAACCACATTGAAGCCAGCCTGCTTAAGCTGGGCGATATCAGTGGCGCTGGCATTGCTGGATTTACGAGAATCACCGGAAGCATCCGGATAGATATAGATTTCACGCACCTTGCGATAATCTTTGCCGTCGTACAGCCAGAACCGTTCTTTGATGATGCGAATCATGTCAGGGGTATCGTAAGCCTTCACGATTTCATTCACCGCAAACGGAAGCCCCAGACGTAACACGTGAACAATCCCGGCCATCTTCCCGACGTTAAAGTCCATACCAATATACAGAGGCTCGCCGGGCTGCTCCTCTTCCCGGCAGTTATTCAGCTTACGATCGAACTGATGGTAAATCGTCCCGCTGGTCAGGTTGGTGAACTGGCCACGCAGATAAGCCTTTATCAGTTCCGGCGGGTATGACTCCATCAATGACGGGATGTAGTCCGCCGGCAAGTTCTTTTCGTTGTCGAACGTCGAGGCCTGAACCAGTCCGTACAGCGTTGAGAGAGAGGGTTTATCACGCACAGCCTTTGCGAACTGCTGATAAACGAATTTAAACCCTTCCGGCGTCGTGGTGACGTCTATTCCGTTACGCAGGCCGGGCACCTTGTAACGCATACGCGCGATGATTTTTCGCCAGGCTAATTGCGCCTTTTGCGCGGGCATCACGTCCAGCTCATCAATCAGCGCGTTACCAATTTTAAAACCAACGATGGTTTGTGGTTTCTCCATCGAGCGGCAGATCGTGGTTCCGCGATACTGGCGCCCGGCGTAGAAGTGAACCTCTTTGTTCCCCTCGTTGATTTTGACATTCAGCCCCCAGTCATTGGCTACTTCCTCAACGGTGGGATAAAAGATGTCACGGATCTGCGGATACGTAGGGGCAAAGTAACCCTGGTTGATTTTTGGGTGTTCCCACATTCCTTTGCAGATGCCGCCGCAACCGACCCATGTTTTGCCAGAACCGAAGCCGGCGACATAGGCCTTAAACTTGTACTGCATCGCAAGGAATTTGGCCTGAGGAACGTTAAGCGTCGGTGCTATCGCCATCCTCTTCCCTCACTCGCGCATCGACTACGTTGATATTGATCGCAACTGGCGTTGGCTCGTCATCTTCCGGGTCAGCGGCCAGTTCTTTGCGAAGTTTGTCGATCTCCAGCTGCCGGCGCTCAATTTCTATCTGCTGCAGGCGCTGGGCGAATTCACTATCAGCCAGGCCGAGACGCTTCATCACCGCCTCGAACATTCGCTCGCGGCTGATAGCGGTTATCTCCACACCGTTCTTTCCGAGCTTCACGCCGGAATAGGCAAGCGCTGCATCAGGCGCCAGCTTGCGCGTATCAGCGAAGAAAGGCTGGCCGATACCATCCCCATTGCAGCGAGGACATTCCGGGTTAGGTGCGCTAGTGTGGTCGTAGCCGTATCCCCCATCATCCAAAGGTTCCCGACGTTTACGCTCAAGTGCTTCGAGGCGCTTCTCTTCGTACTCTACGGCATCGCGCCACTGATACTGATGACCGAAGCCCCAGCAGTAACGGCAGCTCCCGCGGCGATACTGAGAAAGCTGGTTGGCGTCGAACGTTGCCAGCCGCCACATCTGCTCAAGCACTTCATCGGCACTTCCCAGCGTGCGCACGATGGATGCTTTCTGCTGCTGCGCAATGGCCTGCGCAACGTTAGGATTCGTTAGAAGCTGACGGCCATAGTTCGGGTCGCTGTAGCCTGCACGCGCAGCGGCTGCCGTTGCATTCTGGTCCTTGAGGTATTCAGCAATGAAGCGCTTAACCTTAGGACTTAGTTTGCTATCCACCAGCTCTTCTGCGCACTTTTCCTTTTGCGCGGTGCGCAATTTCTTCTGCGCAGGTTTTTGCGCAGTTTGCGCAGTGGGTTTCTTGATGTATCGGCGGGCAGTAGCGTAATTCAGTCCCTGCGCTTCACACCAATCCTTCGGTGATACGCCGGTTGCGGCATGATCGGACAGGAACCGTTGCTGAAGCTCGCCCCAGTCCGGCTTTGCCATGGATTACTCCAATAAAAAAAGCCACCAGCGAACGCCTGTGGCCTGTGTGGGTTGTGGTGTACATATTGGCTCGGGTGTGCCTCTCTCTGTAGGGTAGCCATCGTGATAGTCGCGTTCTATCTCCTGCTTCTTTGACGATTAACAAGTACACCACAAATCGTCATTATCACATGCACTCATAGAATGCCTGCTGTAACGACTTAACTGGACTGCTCCGTGACTGTATCAAACAGTGCCAGCGCTTCGGTTGCTTCCTGAATCGCCTTTCGGGTTTTCGAGACAATCTCACTTTCCGTGTAAACACGATCGAAAGAGTCTGCAAAGAGCTCTGCTTTGAGATAGCTATCGCCAACCCAATCAATGGCCAGCTTAGCCGCGGCAGTGTCGTAGTTAACTTTCTTGATGATATCTAGGCGGATTTGTTCGGATGCGGTGATCTCTGACATGTCTTACCTCTGTGCGATGTGGGGCATTATCGAGGTCACTCTGAGAATGGCCTCTGTGATGCATTCGCATTTATCCTTGCCACGTATACAAGCAGAGCGGTTACCTACAGGATACTTGTTGCGCACAATAAAAAAGGCCGCATAAAGATGCGACCTTTGGTTAATACCAGTTAGAAAACTAAAATCTCTAAGGAGCCACCCGGGTGAGACTTTTCTGCTTAATAACTGACCTCTGCCATTTCGGTGTTAGCTGGCAGTAGTTACGAGATGATAGCTTCATTTTGGCTATCGATATCATTTAATTACTGAAAAAGCCCTTTATATTAATTATTCACTACTATCCAGAACATTGAACCAGAACAAAAGATGTATATGCTGTTCTTTTGATACCAATGATCAATTCGCTCCAACCAAGTGGGTTGCTAACAAATTACTCGAGGGTTCCTTAGACAGTGACCCATATATTTAAATGCTCAATGTAGCGCTGGATAGGAACATAGATAACCACTCCGTTAGAAAGATCAACAGACTTGATAACACACCCCTGTGGCGCAAAATATTCCCCATCAGAATGAGGCTGGATTGAGTGTTCGTCTCCGTAACGATAATCGTGGGGAAGTTTAGGAAGTGAATTTTTCGTCATGGGCAGCTTCTTAGATTGAAGGAATTTAAAAATCAATAGTGCATTAGCGCCCATGAATTAGATACAAACTTTTCATTGTTTACCGCTCTATTGTCTCGCTTTCAGATTTTTACTAATGTGGCAGTATATATATCAATAAGTTAGACCTTCTCTGTATTACTTAGCACCCTTCTCTGTATTACTTAGCACCCTTCTCTGTAATTTGCGAGCAATTGGCCAGCACTGATTTGTTGTGCGCCAGAATGTCGCGCTTGGTCTGCTTATCCAGCACATTGATATCGTGGTCGGTCAGGTAGATGATTCGTACCCAGTTGCAGGCCGTATCAACCACCACCGGGGCGGGTAAACTTTTCGCGCAGCTCCCGATCAACATCGTCATCAGGCATATGGCTAACTGTCTGCTGTACATTGCAGGCCTCTCTTGTGGCTTCCTCTTTCCGTTCAGACGCGGCGACGCTAGCAGCGGCTTTCTCTTCAGTACGCGTTTGTGCTGATTTGGCTTCTGCCTTGCTGGTACCGCGAGCATGGCCAATACCGAATGCACCAGCGATAGCACCCAGGATAAGGACCACCAGCTCAGCAATAATTTCAAAACTCATTGCTTCGGCTCCTTCTGTTTGTCGGCCTTATCTTTCAATGCCGGCTGCCGTACATATTGTGAGAGCACCGCCAGCACTACCAGCGCAGGGCTAATTAGTGCAACGATATTTGGCGGAAGGATGTTTTTGATATCCGGCGGCAGCATTGCCCAAGCATGAAGCGCGGCATCCGGGAATGACTGCGCCCATACACCGACCAGCGCGCCAGCAGTCCCCAGACGAACAGACCAAGTTCTAACTAACAGGCGAGCATGTCCCACAAACTCAATCCGGGTATACTTTCTTAACAGCAACAACGTTAAAACAACCACCAGCGCAAGCAGAAAGAAGATAATTAGCTTCATAGGTTTACTCTCTCCTTCACCCACCCGAAGAGAAATTCTTCATTGGCTTCCCGCGCTTCCGCAAGTTCGAGATACCGTGCGCCCTGACTGCAGTTCAACCCTTTCTGTATCACCGTGACCCCTGCGCTACCCCGTACGGCTAGGTAACTGCGCAGCGCGGCGATCGTGATGTTCCCAATGACGCCATCCGGTTTCAGGTCGGGATATAGTTTGCCGCGTTGGTTCAGTGCCGTCAGCCAACGCTGAAGGAACGTTGTGGAAACACGCGGCCCCATGTTGACGCCGGTATCGCATAACTCTTCTGCGATTGATGGTGACAATTCGGCGATCTTGTCAAATTTGGGCTCCAGCCAATACTGCTGCATATAGATTTCTTTCGCAGTTTCCCGAGGGAGCTCTTTCATATCGCCTTTGTAACCGTATGCACGCGCTGTGTTCTGCGTGATACCCCAGCGAGTAGGGCCGCCTTTATCAGAGGGGTGATCGACATAACCACCCTCTTTGCCGAGGATACCCTCGATAATCTGGTCTGCTGTCATTGTGCTCTCACTCCGGTGATTCGCTCCCAGAAATACGTGAGCGCTACAGAACCCATAGTCCCACTGATACCGGCAGTGGCCAGAATCATGTAAATACTTAGGCCGCCTTCTATGCTGACAAGCCCACCGATGACACCGGTGAATCCTGAAACCACGATTTGCGCGAGAGCGTTAATCCAGCTCCAGGTAGCTTTGTTTTGCTTAACGTCAATCAGGTATCGGACAAGACCGCCCCAGCATGACAGAGCAAGGACAATCAGCCATGAGACTCCGGCAATGCTTTCTTTATCTTGCATACGTTTAGCCATATCACCTCCGAAAAAACGGGGTGCTGTGTGTGTTTGAAAGGGTCAGGACCGTTGGGCTGATTTATCAACCAAGCTCGTCGCAGATGATTCCCGTGAGCCTGATATAAAAAAAGCCGCCAAAAGGCAGCTTTAATGAAGTTGTTATACTGATGTGGCTCGATAGTAGATTTAACCTTTATCGCTTAAGGTGCACGTCCCTTTCTCCAGAGGGTTGTGCACGTCCGACCCTACCAAGTCGTTCGTAATACTGTAAGTTAGCAACTTTGCCTTTTTATTGAGAATCATAGAGATTGCGGGTCCTGATATTTTTTTCTGGCTATCCATATTGCCAAACACATATATATCCTCAATCTGTCCATCCTTATTAGGCGATGAACCATTGAAATACAGCTCAATGCCATAATGCTCTCCCTCCTTATCTTTCCAGCTAGCATAACGATGCCAGCCATCTTGTTTCTTCACATCTTGCCAAGTAACAATAGTGTTGTTTTTAGAATGTTCTGGAGAGCATTTGAAAACCATCATCGTTGGCTGGTTAGTGGCATGCGCGGAAGCCACTAAAAACAATGCTGGGAAAATAATCTTTCTCATAATATCGCCTGATGCAAAGCAGGGAATTATACACATGCGAATGGCAATGGTAATTTATGTCCATAAAAAAACCCGCTCGCTGGCGGGTTGATCAACGGTGAACAGACAATGCCCATCGTAAGAACAAATTAACACGAATTCGGGAAAAGTAAATATCTCAGCGCGTTATTTGTTTGAGCTGTCCCTCCGCCCATGCCTCTTCTATATCGAATTTAGTGATCAGTTCGTCAAAAAATGGTTTAACCGTCTTCTTCCATGTATCCAGGGTGATGGCATCCGTTACCTGGCAAATGGCACTGTGCACAGCAGTGGAGAGGATTCGCTCATACCCACGACCACCACAGCGCTTGCAGTTGCCCATGACAGGCACTCCCTGCTTCTCCGTCTCATCCTGGTTCACTACCTTCCCCCGACCGTGGCAGTCGTTACAGGCAGCGCTAACAGTCCCTTTTCCCTTGCACTTTTGGCAAAGCACCCGGACCTGCTCCCGGACCGACTTCACCTCCTCCCAGTATGATGGATAGATCCCCTTTGTAACTTTGACCCACTTCGGCGGTTTGCCGTCCGGATACGATACTTTGTTGGTGAAGACCTCTACGTCGATGAATCCGGAACCGCAGCAGCAGTCACATTTTTTTTTGCTGGAAGCGCTTCGCGAATAGTCCTCAAAGGCGAACGTTGCGAGGATCTGAATAACCTGAGGTTTTACGTTCGTCGCGAGCTTGCGCAGCGCGGCAACTTTATCGCATTTTGTCAGCGCATATTCAGCTAATAGACCGATAGCTCGTTCTCGATCATTGTTGCTAATGCCCATCTTGCCCAGAAAAGCGCTATACCCCATAGCAGCACGTTCCTGTGTCATGCCCATTGCAGCCATAATGTCAGTGCCGGTTAATGAGTCTGATGTCGTCGCTCGTGGAGAATCGCTAATCATAGTGGACTTCGCGAAGTGGTATTTCACTGTATTTTCGAGGTTCATGCTATTTCTCCAAGAGACTGATAAATGCGGACAAAGTTTTTCAAAATGCGATAATCAGTCATTACTGTTCCGCGGCACCGGAAAAGGCGGAGCTTTTGCCAGCGTTCGCGGATACGTTCGATAACGTCACGGCTCATGCGGCCTCCCGTTGTTTTATTAGCGCACGGCGTAGTGCGCTGTAATGGCGCCTGATGCCTTCCAGTTCTTCGATGGTGTATCGGTGAGGGGTGTTGTTGTTTTCCAGCGCCTCGACGCGCTCAGCGCCGATTTTCTCTACCAGACCAATGCGGCACTGCTGCTGGTTTCCTGACAAATTCACGTTGCAGTGATGGCACTGCTTGTGAATGTTGTCCTCGTGGTAGCGCAGGTGCGATGCTTTACCGCGGGAACGGTAATGACCAGCTTCCCACTGAACCGTGTCAAACGTGCCGCAACTGATGCAAGGCAAGTCGTAGTCTCGTTCGCGGATATAGTCGTTAACGACACGCTGGGTCATATCCTCCCAGTGTCTGAGAGGTTTCACCGCGGCTTTGCGTTTGCGCCATTCGGCGCGCTCTTTCTTCGCTTTCGCCTGAGCCTGCTTTTCGCGTTTCTTCTCAAGTTCCAGCATGGCAAATTCAGCGCCATGCTCAGGACAGCACCAGCGATGATTTTCGAATGCAGGAGTGAATTTCACCCGACATATTTTGCAGCGTCGTTGGGGTCTCTTTGCCATGTTCACCCCCACATCCGGTTGCGCCAGCGGGAATCAGGCCGCGGTGGATTCCTGTCTTCCACCAGCTCAACGCTGACGGTCCAGGTCGTAAAATCTTGGTTTAAACTACGTTCGACCTTTACCCCGCGTTTGCGGTACTTATCCATCAGTTCATCGGCCTGCTGGGTTGTGCAGTCGTGATGGTGAAACCATGAATATTTCATCGCCTCACCCCGCAAAGCTGAGCAATTGAGACGCTGCATTTTCAGCAGCTTCACGACTGGCGAATTTTTGGGACAGAATCCACCGCCAGAGCACATCTAATGATGCCTGGTAAAGCTGGTGGAATTCGGTTTCGTCCATACTGGCGAAGGAAATGCTACGGGGATGCTTTTTCAGAGTGCCATCCGGCAGCTGAAGCGCATCGTAATGGCCAGCTTCGACGATTACCCATGAGCGATAGGCGTCAAAGGATTTGCAGATGCTGATGCTTCCGGCTCGTTTTTCTGCGACGCGGTCAAGATACTGCTCGGCGATATCCTGGAATACCGATTCATTGCCGCCATGGGATGCAAGGAATTTGGAATAACCGAGAATCAGCCTGCGCTCGTTCGAAGAGATTGCACCGCCGGTAGGCTCCCAGTATTCAAAGCCCAGATTGAGTAATGCGAAATATCGGCGGTGAAACGCCGGATTGCGGACAAGTCTATATTCGGCCTCCAGGACGGCGCCGAGTTTGCATTTTGATTGTAGAAAATCGCTGGTCTCCGGCGTTGCGGGGATCAGGATGCCTTGAGAATGTTTTATTAAGTGCAATTGCGCCATGGTTTCTCTCCGTGGCGCAGTAGGTAACGGTTGTTCAGGCCGTTGATTTCATATTATCAGAAGGTGGAATAACACGATAGCCAAGTCGTTCAGCAAATCTCATAATTCCATTTAGGGTAAATATTTCTTCATCTGGCAATAATGGCCGCATAGATACGACGCCATTCGTCTGGTAAACGAGATGCCTACCTGAAGAAGGAAAACTACAAACCACTGCTCCATCAGTTCGCCTAACTACATCGTACCAAGTCTGATCTTCTGGAGACTCTACATAAACGGTCACATTACCCCCTGAGCGACATACTGACGCCAAAAAATTTGGCAGTGGCATCAAAGGGTATGCTCGCTACCAATAAAAAATAATCAATGAAACCAGCCACCAGCAATTTCTCACGTCTCTTGCAGGGTTTGCTCTACACGCTTTTTATCGCCGACAGCACCGCCCAAAACGCAGGGTCCATCATTGCTGGTGTTCCGTATTCTTAATTTGCAGTCATCAGAGGACTGGGATAACCGGCGCAGCAGTTCCTTTTCAAGCGCAGGAACAGCTCCGTTAAGAAGTTTATAGTCTTTTGCAGTTATGAGTTCTATTTTCATTATGAGCACCTCACGCAAATACTGTATAAACAAACAGTATACCTGAAGGATGAAATGGTCAAGACATTAAAGGCACTATATGCGAACTCCATGCTTATGTTTAGATTGATTTTTTTCCATATTAAAAACCCGCCAAAGCGGGCTTTATCATGCTGCAATGTCTTTTTCCAGGCAAATCTGCGGAAGATTAGCCCTCACAACGCCTAAGCGAATGGTGGCGGCACAGTGTTGCCACAACTCGCATCTTGTTTATATTTCGCATATTTTATTTTGCTTTAGCCATACCCTGAATGTAAGCAGCGATCTTAGTCTTAGTTTTTGCATCTTTAAAATATCTATTAAAAGAAAAAGATGCATCATCACGTTGAGCTTTTTCAACCATAACCCCAATATATTTTATTGCTGTAGGAACAAACGTAATAGCCTTTTGATAATTCAATCTATCAACGTTATTAACATCACATAATTGCCCAACAGCAAATAGAACATGATATGCTCCGTCAATTAAAAACATATGAGCAGGGTTGAATTTCTCTTCTTTCCTTATGGAAGATTGCAATAATTTTTTCTTATGTTCTATAACAGCTAACACTTTAGTTGCAGCCAATAAATCATCGGCCATTAGTTCATCTGTAAATATTGTTTCATAAAGATCTGAAAAAATCCTCCCCCTATCTTTCTTCGCAACCTCAGGTAAATCCAAAGAGTAGGCCAAATGTGCCTGACCTGCACTCAGAGCATCTATCCTAATATTTTTCTGTTGATTAGAATGCTGCCCATCCTTTCTGTCATAATAAAGCCCCATACCTTCGAAAGCTTCTTCTAATTTTTTCTGAATATCATCATTTGAGCGAAGGTCTCGGCTTTTTATTGGAGTTTGGCTATTCGTTGACTCTGCAATAGCTAAACTAACTGGCTGGGACTTGGTTTCAATTATCCTTACTAAGATTAATACATCATCTAATGCTTCATCTGAACTCAAGCTAGCCTCAAACAATGCATTAGAAGTTTGACCGCCATTAACGATTTGAATATTACTTAGTTCTACTAATGGTGCCCTTTTCCCTTTTATATAAGAAAATGAGTCGCAAGTAATCGTAATTCCATTATTTAAATACCAAAACAATGGGCTACGTTCTGATAGTGCAGTTTCAATTATACGCCTATTTATTTTATTTGTCCGACTTAAATAAACTCTTACATTATCATTAAAAATTTCTTTGCGAACTTCTTTGGGATTGTCTGGGTTAGTAATAATCCTAACTATTTCAGAAGCTTCAACAGTGCAGATCAGTCCTCGTATACTCCCATCAGTGCGGTCGAAATAATCTTTATCGACTATCTGCAATCGCTCATCGATAATACTATTTTTACGTTCAACAAAGTAATTAACGATTGTATCTAAACTATGATGATGAACATTGAAATACTTATATTTACTCAACGATGCATTAGCGCGTTCTTTTTCTCCTTCTTGCATTTCAACGGTGTTACCACAAAAATGCACCTCGATAGAAGGATTGTTTTTTTCAAGTGCAGCCCATATTTCTTTTACCTTATTCCAAAGTATTGGATTACAGGTTTTTTCTAGTGTTCTATTTAAATCCAACAAATCAGAAAAAAAAGAAACTAACTTATCAATCTCATTGCTCGGAAAGTTCTTTTTGGTGTTTTCATAATTGTCTGCATACTTAAATTGAAATATATGTATAGAATTTCTACCATCCCTATCATCGACATAAACAGCATCGACCCCCCTATCCATCGAGCCATCAGTTATAGCATCCTCGGCTTCCTCATCCGATACATTAAGCAGAGTTGCCACCATGAGAATGGGAAAAGCCTTCTGAGGTTTATCGATTCCATTCTCTATGTCTAAGTATGCATGTACCTTATGATGCAGCGTATTCCAATCCAATAAATTAGCCATTTAGGAACTCTTATTCTCAGGTTAACAGAAGTGACACATGATTAACTACTTTTAAGTCTATACCTTAGAGATTACTTATAGCAACTGAAACTGTTCGTGAGGTAATAGCTGCCCTTAATAGAACACTAAATTCCCGCCATCCGCACTATATTAGCTAACAACAGGACATCTCTGACCAGCCTGATAATATTCGTACCAGGGCTTCCATTCATCTGTCGGTTATTCACACCTGAGTTCCTCTAGAGTTGTTGCTATCTCTTCGAAAAAGCAATCTCGGGTATGGCTAGTCATTGCTGGCAAAAATACGGCCACCAGCCTGTTTGTGTTGCAGTTCTCATCATCGACAAACAGAGCAATTTTCTTATCCAGACGCACTTTCGTTTCCTGCAACTGCTCGTTTTTCTTGTTAGTGCGCAGGATATAGTCGGCAATGATTTCTATTGCCTTGTTTGTGTATTTTTCGACGTGCTCAGTCATGAGAACCACCTATCGCCTCAATCGTTTCCAACAACAGCCGGCGGCGCGTATTCTCAGCAAAATGACGGCGTCCGGTCTCTTTGTGGTAAAACTCGTTCTTGCTGACTACCCACATCCTTTCCGTTGCGTGCAGCTTTTTCCGTTTCGGACCGTCTTTGGTTATTACGATCCCGGTATGAGTTTTCACAATTGTCATATGCTCTCCCGGTACGAATGGCATGGCCTACTGGCATAAATGGCTTCCTGAACATCCAGGACCCGTTGGAATACCGGACTCCCCAGCAGGCTGTAATTCATCCCAACAGCTGCTTTCGGCACCAGACCAAATCGTTTCATATCAAAATCGATGACGGCGCGCTGATCGCGGAATAAACCTGAGCGGCCATGCCGAACGACTTCGCCAGTGGCTTCCGCCTCGCGGAAATACTTCAGGACGGTATCGCGGCTTAACCCCAGTTTTTTCATTGCATCGCTGGTCGTCAGGCGTCCCTGATGTTTCGTGATACGAATCACTGCGCGGACATACTCCCGGCGCTCAACAGCTGAAAATGCTCTAGCCATACATCCCTCACTTAACAACGCGTAGATGGCGTACATTTTTGCGATAACTATCCCAGTCAAAATTCACCCACATACCGCCGTCCATCTGCAGTCGGTCAATGATCCGCGCGCCAAGGGTCTCCGTCAGAGATTCATAATTCAGGTTGGTCAGGATGCCGACTGGACGCATGGATGACAGGCGACGATCGATAACCTGGTTCAGAATGACCTTCTCTCCGCTGCTGCCACGCTGAATCCCTACTTCGTCCAGGATGAGCAAATCTACCCGGCAAAGGTCATCCAGTAGCGATGCTTCTGACTGTCCGTCGTCATAGCACTCACGGACACGTAACATCAGGTCAGGAATAGTCACCACCAACACGGAGTGCCCACCAGTCAGCAGGTGATTGCCGATTGCCGCCGCCAGATGGTTTTTCCCGGTACCAGGAGCTCCGCTAAATACAAAGCTTGCGAAACCGGAGCCGAAGTTTTGTGCGTAGCTTTTTGCCATCGTCAGCGCCCGGCGCTGCCCATCTCCTGTGACCTGGTAATTTGCAAAGGTGCAGCTGCGGTGCAGATCCTGTATCCCTGCACGACCGAAAATTTTCTCTGAACGTGCACGCTGGTTCTGCTTTTCCAGCTCCTCGCAGCGTTTTCGGCCTTCCTCTGCCTGCCATGTGCGCCACTCGTCAACGCTGGCGAACTTCGGCTCAACACCTGGAGGGATAAGCTTTCTCAGTCGTTCCAGCGCACTACCAGTACCAATCATATTTTTCATATCTACCCCCTGAACCCGCTGGGAATTAACTTACTAGGCTGGGACACCATATTCGGATCCCGCTTTCCGGCAGCCGCGGTTGCGGTCCATGGTTCCTCGTAGTGCTTGGACGGACCGAAAAATGTGGATGCCTGTTTCACGAACTCAGTATTGAGTTTTCCGGCAGCAGTCACGTATGCAGCGTATCGACGAACGCCATCGATGAGCTCCTGCGCTGTTGCGCCTGATTTAATTCGGGCAGTCCAGGCTTTGAACGCGTCAGCCTTGCTGTTGCCTCCGGCTCGTTTCGGGTATTCCTTCCAGGCCAGTTCAAATTCCTCCGAATAACTGCTTTTCGGCTTTTCAGATGGAGCTTCGTCTGAAGATTCACTATCTGGGGGGGTGGCAGAGCCATGCCCCAAAATATCTTTATCCTGTTCCTGTTCCTGTTCCTGTTCCTGTTCCTGGTTAAGGAATGGTTGTAGAACCCTTTCTGAACCCTTTAGCTTGGCGCTACCTATATGAGCTATTGCAGCAGCAAGAACCCGCGCCAGCTCTGGTTTTATGGAGGATTTGTCAGGCACTTGATCGAACAGGCGCAGCGCAGCAATCCCCTGATTTGGGTTTTCGACAGAATTCCAGGATAGGAAGTTACGTATCAGGACCCATTTCGATGCCTTATCGCGGGTTGCGAAACCATTACTTGATAGTTCATCGAACCCTTTAGAAACCCTTTCAGGAGTCCAGGCTAAGTCTTCCGAAACATACCCATCAGGAAGTCGGAAACACCCGATCATGTTGGTGTGTTGACCTGTAAGCAGGTACAGCGCCAGCAAACGGGCATCATCAGATACCCGACGCATTCCATCGCTAATCCAAAAAGATGTGTGCACCTTGCCGTAATCACGCATAGAAACCCCGTTGAATACTTAAATTGGTGAAGGTTCATCACCAAGAACCCAGCGCAAAGCTGCGGCATATTCACCAGTGGCAACTTCCAGGGCTTTAGTGATTTCTTTACGGGTTTTTAGGCGAGGCTTTGTGTCACCCAGAACCCGACGTTGACGGCGGGATTTTTCGTGGCCAGTAGTGCCAGCGGTCGCTGATTCGATTTCTGCCACTTTTGCCCGCTGTTCTTCGGGTATCAGTAATGCCAGTTGTCGTGCCTGTGTAACGGTAACAGTGCCGAACTCCACTGCATCCCGGACGGCTTGGGTGGCATCGAGCAAGGACAAAGTTGCACGAACGGTCTGAACACTACAACCAAACATCAGAGAGAGGTCTTGCTCGTCGTGTCCACGCTCCAACGCATCAGCCATTTTTTTTGCGCGGCCCAGCGGCGTATCTGCCTGGCGGATTTCGTTAGCGCTTACCATTGCCTGTGCCATACGAACGGCAGAGCCACGTTTAGTGACTGCCGGAACCATCAGCAAAGCTTTCCCCTCTTTAGCTAAACGCTTGTTCGCCTCAATGGTGTGGCGCACACGCTGGCGACCATCGACAACACAGGAGCGCCCTGTCTCCGGATCTTTCCAGACGATGATCGGCTCAAGAACGCCCTGATCCATGATGTTCAGTACCATCGGCTCATTAATAGGCAGATGGATTCGCTCGTCGTAAAGCGGATGGGTTTTATCAGTTACCAGGTGCAGGTTTTCAGGCTCGAAGTTAAGCACATTTGTTTTGCCGCTGGCGCCGTAAGCGTCGATTGAATTTTTAGCCATTAGCACCACCGTTGTTGATAAGGAGTAATTTCGTGTTCATAATTGACCCTGTGAATTGATCCAGTTAATTCGCATAGAAAGCCGTTGGTGTTACAGCACCGCGGCTTTCCCCTTTTGTGGCATCCCCATTACAGAGCTCCCAGCATTGAAGTAACAATTGCCATCAGTGGCGCCGTAAGTTCTGGGTCAACCCGGAACATTTCGACAATGCCCTCACTCAGCTCTTTCAGCTTCTGATGACGTGGTGCTCCCATTGCAACGGCAACCTTCGCTTCGCTGGTCTCCTTCTCCAGCTGTGCCAGTCGGGACATGAAATTGTCTTCAGGCAACAGGCGGTGGCGGTATTCCAACGGGAGGACGGCCATAATGGCTGGCGTCAGAAGACGCACATTCGCGCGATACTTTTCAGAATCGGCCTCGTTATCCAGGTAACGGAAAAGCTTCTGGCGGGCGCGGCTGATGTCCGCGGGAAATTCAATTTCTTCCCCGCCCTGCTGGCGCCACTCATCGATGATGTATGCCGAAACAACATCCTGACCTTCAGCTGCAGCCCAGGCGCGAACAGCAGAACGAATGCCGTCGTGATCTGCCACTTTCGCCTGATTTCGCTTTATCAGAGCGCCGGGGTTGAATCCGGTATTTTGTTGAAAGGAAAGTGTTTGCATGGTCATCCCGCCAGATTTTGTGAAGACAAACCGTCGTTTGGATTTGGGTAAAGGTCTGGGCGAAGTTCATGCGGAGTAACGCCGGTTACCCGGAAGATTTGGAAAACCCGAGACTGAGGAACGGCCCCCCCATGGCGATGCTTCCAATGGCTAATCGTCATAGATGAGACGTCCAGTTTTTCTGCTAGCTTCGTTGCGTCACCAGCGATCTGTATGGCTTTTTCTAATGCGTTCATAAACCACTCCGTTAAAGTTACAGAGAGAATTAAACATTATGTTTATTTTAATGTCAACTTTATGAATGTTGAGGTGGTAAACATTTAGTTTAAAATCGTGATATATGAGAAAAAATACGCACCAGTCCGACAACCCACAGGTCCAAAGGCTCAATGAAATAATTGAGATGAAGCGCATATCCAAAGCGGATATAGCGAGAATTTGTGGTGTAAGTTCGCAATCGGTTAACAACTGGTTTGTGCGGGGAGCGATCGGAAAGAGCTCTGCCATAAAACTCGCTGATGCTCTTGGCGTAAGCCTTGAGTGGGTTTTAGGTCAGGACGTCGATGCAAATGATGGTTTACGCCCGGACGAGAAGCGGTTGCTGGAACTCTATAACCAACTTCCCAACGAAGAAGAGCAGCAGAACATGCTGCGGATCGTATCTCTGCGGCTCAAAGAGCTTGATGAGCTGTATGCCAAGTACATGGGGAGAAGGATTAAGGGCGATGAAGAATAATGAAGCAAAGAGTTGCTTATGAATGATGAAATGTTATACGCCAGAATTGCGTATATTATCCCATTTCAAAAAGGGCCCGGTGCAAGTAGAGAGCCGGTTTTATTAATTCGCGCGAAACAGCATGAAGAAATTTCATTCGATATATCTTTATTTTTTATAGGGTTAAAGCCTAGCCAGGTCTATCTCGCGTCTTATTCTATCCGCCCAGCCAAAGAAGATGAGTTATATCCTCAATTTTTCTTTCAAAAAAAATTCAGAGTTGATGATATTGAGGCTATTGGCGGATTTTTGCCAGTTTCTTTCGATGCTCCAATTACCCTACCCCACGGTATTCCAACCGGCCAATATCGCATCGATGCCACACTGAATGTTGAGGGCGGGAATGAAACTGAAACTAGGGCGGCGGTGTCTTTCATTGATGTAAGGATTGAAGGCTAACTTATGGTTGGTGATAGTGCAGAAATATCAATTCCCTCCTATCAGCAAGGTAGTATAAGCTTCACTGTAGAGAGGAAGGGAATTTCTGCTTCCTCTAACAGTGGCAATGGTAGAGGGCCTGATATGGAATCGCGAATCGCTAAGCTTGAATCTGATGTTGAGTACATCAAGCGTGATATAGCTGAACTAAAAACAGACATCAGGTCTGTAGATAGCAGGCTGGCCAATATCGAAACCGGTATCTCATCCATGAAAACAACGTTTAAAGCAACGGGCGTCGTTGTTGCTGGTGTTTTCTCATTCTGCGTTTACGTTTTCGGTAGCTACGTATCCAAGATTATTGATGCTTTAAATGAATTAGTTCTTAAGTGATTCAGGGGTTTAAGCCGCCGATTTCACTATTGAATCATTAAGATATTATCTGCACATAATAACCCGGCCACCGCGCCGGTTTTTTATTATCCGTACTCTTTTGGTGGCGACAGAATGTCAATAGCCAACTCCACAGCCAGATCGACCTGGTCTTCCTGCCACAACACCTGAATCATCTCTATCAGCGCCCCTCTTGACGGCTCTTGCTTCTCAACCAGTGGCTGCATAACCGCTATCCCGATAACATGCGCTATTTGCGGGTGCATCTCCTCGAAAAACTCATCCTCATACCGCATACCATTAGCCCTCATAGATGTTTTTTCTTAACCAAAGAATAGACCCATAAACATACTCCCTGCACTAACCCACCCCTCTCTATAAACTTTTTGTTTATGCATAATTACTCATAATGTTGACACAACATTAAACATTGTGTTTAATTAACTCCAGCAACACCCCACCAAGGCAGGACGCCCACGAAGTAGCTGCCCGGAGCATACGAATGCCGGGATGAGGTGGAAATATCAATGCGCAGTAGGTAGTAACGTTCCGCTGGCCGGCGACAAGGCAGAGGTTGAAATGAGTAAGCAAGGCATCAGAGCCCTGATCATTTCGGCAGTTATCGGGCTCTTCATCTGGACGGCGCTAATCAGCGCACTGTGGGAGATTTTCTAATGATAAAAAAATATGAGGATGTTCAGGTTATAGACCTGCTTTGTATTCATGAGGTTCAGGGAGAAGAAACTCCATGTGACGCTGACAATCAGGAAGTCGTCATTGAATCTGCAACCTACGAATGGTTAGCAGGTGCTTTATGACTGGAAGCCTATTCGCACTGGTTCTTACTGTCGGCATGCTGACTGGAGGAAATCAGGACGTTCTTCTCGGTGTATATGACAGCGAGTCGGATTGTAAGAAAGCAGCTGTTGAACAGGGAGTTGAAGAAAACTGTTACCCGCTAAAGGGAGTATTAGCAGAAAACCCAGCCGCATTTACGGCTCAGATGTAGGGGGAGTTATGCAGAAGAAATGCGCTTATTGCCGCAAGCCGATTGAGGAAGGCAAGGAAGTAAAAATGGCCATCCTCATCATTCACGGTTCGCAACTGGCGCCACGGGAAAGAAGCTATTGTTCTACGAAGTGCGGTCAATACGACCAGATGGCCAACGAGGCCTAACGTAAAACCCGCCGAAGCGGGCTGTACGTCCGGTGACACCGACCAAAGTTCCACCGGAAATTACCAAAAACCAATGAACACCCTGAATGGGCGCTATCAATGGCCCGAGGGATTCTACATCCAAAATTGAGGCTATCACATGGAATATTTTTATCTGATAAAAGCGACTCAAAAATCGGGTAAAGCCGATGCTGTAATCTGGCGGTCTGCAAAAACCGAATCCCGCGCGCTGCTGCAGCTGGACGTCGACCTGGAAGATGCTGAGATCGAAACAGGCCGCGGCAAAGACTATCAAAAGCCAATCCGTACCGATTTCCCGGTATTTAACGATCTTCCGGCTGAAGGTGTTCTCGATTACTCATGGTGTGAACGCTACCAGCTCGCCGACGATGGTCGCACCTGGGCACTGAAGCCAGGACAAGAGCCTGTAGACGTGCATCACACCGATGATGCTGAAGTATCCTCTGAGCCTGTCACTGGCGAGTTGGTTGATGACAATAGTGCTGACGATGCTGGTGATGTCGATACCGTGGAATCGTTCGGCAATGCTGAATACGAAAACGATACAAACGCCCTGTTCAATATTGATGAGCAGCCGTTCCGCATTAAGCTGCTGGCGCAGTACATGGCGAATGATAACCACGTCTATCAAATCAGTATTCCGCACCGTAAAGAGCTCGCAGTTCTGGAAATGGATACCGATAACTCCGCAGTGCAGGATCTGATTCTCGCCGCCGAGAACGTCCAGGGTTTGAAGGATGCCGACATGCCTACCCTGTGGAAATTTACCAGCGCCAACAAAGCAGTATTTCCTGAAGGTAAGCGCCACGAACTGGGCAAGCGTATCCAGTTTGCAAAACTGTGGTTTGAAACTCCGCACTTTGACCGCGGCATACTCGTTCGCGAATGGTCTGCCGGCAATTATATTTCTGCTGTTCAGAAAACGGATACCGGCACGAATGCTGGCGGTGGTAATAAAACCGATCGCAACCCTGACTACACCCATACCCTTGATACGCTTGATGTTGAGATTGCGCTGGCCACAATGCCGATGGATTTCGATATCTACAATTTCCCGGCATCCATTCATCGCCGGGCTAAAGAAATCGTCCAGAAAAAAGAAAGCCCGTTCAAAGAATGGTCTGCTGCGCTGCGTAAAACCGCAGGCATCCTGGACTATTCCCGCGCTGCTATTTTTGCCCTCATTCGTGGCGCCACCAGCGATATTCATCATTTCCCGGTAAGTCTGCAGACCTATATCAATGCGAACCTGACAGAGCATAAGCATGAAACGCCCTCTGCTGAAACGCTTGAGAAAGCCGGGCATGTGTCATCTGCCGCCGTCGCTGAACGGTCAGCCGTGGATAAGATTCTCGCAGCTGAGCGCGGTGAATATATCGAAGGGGTAAGCGATCCGGATGCACCGAACTGGGTAACGGAAGACCTGACCAAACCCAAACAGCCTGAAGTTTCAAACATGGGCAATGGTGTTTTTTCGATTGATGGTCTGATGGATAGCCAGCCAGCACCAGCACCAGCACCAGCACCAGCACTTTCTATCGTGGACCAGGCGCGCCAGCGCGCTGCAGAAGAAAAATTACATCCAGCTAATTCCGGGGAAACCACCAGCGATGTGCAGATGGAAACGGCTCAGCCAGTCGAAGACGAAAATGATAATGCGGTATCAGCAAGCGAAGGCACTGATGCAACTGCTCCGCAAGCAGATGCCGTGAACATGCGCGACATTCTTGCTGAGCGCTGCCCTGACCTTACCGCGGCAGTATTGAAAGACCAGCAATCAGCAACTGCAGAAGAAGAGCATGAGCCAGAGCCGGAAGCAACAAAATGGCCTGAATTCTTCGAGCCCGGTCGATATGAAGGTGTTCCGAACGATGTTTACCACGCGGCGAACGGCAGCAGTTCGACTCAGGTTAAAGATGCCCGTATATCTCTGATGTATTTCGAAAAACGCCACGTCTCGAAAGTCATTGAAAAAACGCGCTCTCCTGTTCTGGATATGGGCAATCTGGTGCATGCGCTGGCGCTGCAGCCTGAACAGCTGGAAAAAGAATTCAGCATCGAGCCGGAAATCCCTGAAGGCGCCTTCACCACGACTGCGACGATCCGCGCGTTTATCGACGAGTACAACGCCGGGCTTCCGCCACTGTTGAGTGCTGACGACATCAAGACGCTGCTGGAGGCACACAACGCCACACTGCCGCAGACGGTTCCTATGGGTGATGACGTTACCCAAACAGGTGAAAACTACATGGCCTTACCCGCTGAATTTCAGCGCGTCGAAGAAGGCCAGAAAGTTACCGCAGCCAAAATGAAGGCATGCATCAAAGAATATAACGCCACTCTGCCCGCCCAGATGAAAACCAGCGGCAGCCGTGATGCCCTGTTAGAACAACTGGCGATTATCAATCCTGACATGGTCGCTCAGGAGGCCCAGAAGGCGCAGCCGCTGAAAGTCTCAGGCACTAAAGCGGACCTGATTCAGGCCGTGAAATCGGTTAAACCGGATGCCGTATTTGCCGACGAACTGCTGGATGCATGGCGCGAAAACCCGGGAGGAAAAATACTGGTTACCCGCCAGCAGATGAGCACTGCGCTGGACATTCAGAAAGCACTATTGAATCACCCCACCGCCGGCAAGCTGCTCCAGCATCCGAACCGCGCCGTTGAGGTGAGCTATTTCGGTATTGATGAGGAAACCGGGCTGGAAGTTCGCGTGCGCCCTGACCTTGAGATAGACATGAGCGGCCTGCGCATTGGTGCGGACCTGAAGACCATCAGCATGTGGAACATCAAGCAGGAAGGCCTGCGCGCGAAGTTGCACAGGGAAATCATTGAGCGCGATTACCACCTCAGCGCGGCTATGTACTGCGAAACCGCTGCTCTGGATCAGTTCTTCTGGATCTTCGTCAACAAAGACGAGAACTACCACTGGATCGCCATTATCGAGGCATCCGAAGAACTACTGGAGCTCGGCATGCTGGAATACCGCAAAGCAATGCGCGCCATCGCGAACGGTTTCGACACTGGCGAATGGCCGGCGCCGATCACTGAAGACTACACCGAAGAACTTAACGATTTTGATGTGCGCCGTCTTGAAGCGCTGCGCGTACAGGCATAAGGGGGAACAGTCATGGAAAATACCAACATTGTTACAGCCGAACAGCAAGCACCAAACACCATTTCAGCAAGCAACGCGATCTTTAACGTTCAGGCTCTCGGTCAGTTAACTGCTTTCGCAAACCTTATGGCTGATTCACAAGTGACAGTGCCAGCTCACCTTGCAGGTAAGCCAGCCGATTGCATGGCCATCGTTATGCAGGCTATGCAGTGGGGCATGAATCCCTATGCGGTCGCGCAAAAAACGCATCTGGTAAATGGCGTACTCGGATATGAAGCCCAGCTCGTCAACGCGGTAATCGCCAGCTCCAGTGCTATCAACGGTCGATTTCATTACCGCTACGGCGGCGATTGGGAGCGTTGCACAAGGACGCAGGAAATCACCAGGGAAAAACACGGTAAAAGTGGGAAATACACCGTTACCGAACGGGTACGCGGCTGGACTGATGAAGACGAAATCGGGTTGTTTGTTCAGGTCGGCGCGATTCTTCGCGGTGAGTCAGAAATCACCTGGGGTGAGCCGCTTTATCTCTCGGGTGTTGTAACTCGTAATTCACCATTGTGGGTTTCTAACCCGAAGCAGCAGATCGCTTATCTGGGCGTGAAATACTGGGCTCGCCTGTACTGCCCGGAAGTGATTCTGGGTGTTTATAGCCCGGATGAAGTTGAGCAACGAACAGAACGAGAAATCAATCCGGTGCCGGTGCAAAGAATGTCTGTAGCTGAGATTACCAGCGGCTCAGAAATCACCACCAGCGAACAAGACACAGCTATAAGCATTGATTCTCTTGCCGATGGACTCCGCGACCGAATTGATACAGCTGACTCAGTGGATCAGGCCAAAGCCATTCGCGTAGACATCGAATCACAGAAAGCTCTGCTGGGTACTGCTCTTTATACCGAACTGAAGAATAAGGCGGTGAAGCGCTACTACCTTGTTGATGCGAAGAACAAGGTTGAGGCTGCCATAAATTCACTTCCTAACCCAGGGGATCCGGAAGCCGAAGCGTTATTCGCGAAGGCAGAAGGCACCCTGACCTCATCGCGCCGCCACCTCGGTGATGAACTGTATGACCAGTTCCGTATCACCCTGGACGACATGAAACCGGAATACCTGGGCTAAGGGAGGCGGGAGGGTTAGCCCTCCCGATAACGATATGAGCAAATCACTTAACGCACGATGCATACGCCGCTGGAAAGTTGAATTCAAAGGGCGCTGCGATTCGAAATATAGCCCCTACTGGCACAAGCGCGATCTCCGCGGTTACATCCGTGAGGCGGCACTGACTACGGCGTATTGCATGGTTGAAAACTTGGCCTACAACAACGCAATGCACGATTTTTTCGCTCATGTGGGTGACAGGAATTGCTGGTCGCCAGAGTTCTCAGCATGGTACGACGGGCGTCGAGAGCATTATCTCAAAGAAGCGCGCGACTACCTGAATGAAGAAGCCACCAACGACGAAATCGACGACGAAATAGAGAACGAACTGGAGGCCTGGAATGACTGAGCGCGGAATGAAATTCTCCAAATTCACTGAGCTGGTAGCCCGCATCTGGTCAAACCCAACTACGCAGCGTCGCGACCCGGAGATCACCATCTTCATACTCTCGCCTGGCAGCATCGGCGCGTCGCCATCCGTTGAAGTAGAGTCAATTCAGGCTGGATTCGACTGGGACGCCGGGCAGGTTCTGATTTACCCTGCGCAACCACTGACCACGCTGACGCCTGAACAGGTAGCGGACATTACCACCAGCGTGAGCAAAGGCCAGTCCTGGCACGCATATGAGGCTTACAAGAAGCACAAGGCCCTGCTGGAAAACGCAGCGCTTGAGCATGCGAAAGTCGCCGGGCAGCGCGACGAGCTTCTGGCGGCGCTGGTTTCCCTGGCTGCTGTCGCTCGCCGCTATCTTCCGGATTATGACGAGCATCCGGAAGTGCAGAAGGCTGATGACACCATCTCCCGCGTCAAAGGCGGTGCAGCATGAGTCTTAAACATCGATTACCTGAGCTGGAAGCCAGCATCGACCCTGCGGCATTGCGCGCGGCCGCCGACGAATATTCGGATCTGCTTCTGACTTTGTGCTTGTGCATGAAGATGGCCGGCCCTACTCGGGAGAACTTGCGCGCCTGCGCCACCGAGCTTAAAAAACGCCTGACAACCTGGCACAGCCAGAAAGAGCTCAATGCAATTCTGTCCAGTTGGGATCCCGTTGGCTATGTTCTCGGCCTCCGTCGGGAGGCGAACGACAACGCGCGCGCAGCTGGCGATCCAGTTGATGTATTTGTGTGAGGTGGATATGCGACTGATAAACCGAAGCAAGCAATCACCGCTGGGCCGCCAGGCTTGTGATGCCGCACTGGCAAAACATGTTGAGCTTTATGGCGCCTACGGGCGACAGAAAACGAAGAGAACTTATACGGTGGTGGTTCAAGGCTCAAAGATCACTGTAGAAGTTGTAAACAGAAAATGCAGTTATGTGGCGACGGCCATGAGCTGCGCCCGTAGGCTGCAGCATCTTCCTGGACAATGTAACTAAGGGGCTTTTATGAATAACGCATCTCATTTCCAAGATGAAATATTGATAACCAGTGACATTCTGTCCAGATACAAAATTTCGCGCAGCACACTGTATTTCTGGAGCACACCATCCCGGATGCCATCGTACTTTTCTCAGCCGTTTCCGAAGCCAAAAATAAATGGCAGTCCTAAAAGATGGCGTTTGTCAGACCTTCTTGCTTGGGAAGACAACATGGGTATCAAACCAGAGGCTGGCCAATCAACTTCTCAAGATGACGTTGCCAAACAGCAAGCCAATAACGCTGATCATCCAAATAATCGTGGAGGTTATACCGCGCCATGACTCCAGACATATGATGCCCTAGTAGTTTTTCCACAACATGTGGTGGCGCACCTAATTCAGAAAGGCGCGTCGCCACTGTTCTTCTCAAATCATGAAGCGACCAAGGTTTCATCCCTGTTTTTGCAATTATCTGCGCAGAGAACAGAGCCACGTTTGGTTGAAGTGGCGGCCTGTCATCTTCTGGCCCCCTGTATCGTGACAACGTCACAACATGTTTTGAAACTGATGTTTCTTTTTCAGCTACCATCATCTGTATTACAGCCTCAGGAAGCGCCCTTCTCACCGACTTCCCAGTTTTATAGTCACTTGCCGGGATAGTCCATGTTTGTTCCTTGAAATCAAACCATTCCCATTTTGCTGTTCTGATCTCTGTACTTCGACAGCCAGTCATAATGAGAAACTTCATTATCAATTGCTGCCTATATTTCATCTCAGGCAGGGCATTCCAAACTGTAATGATTTCATCATCACTTAACCTGCGATCTTTTACAGCTGCTGTGAGCCCTACATCTGATCGTCTAAGGCTTTCAATAGGGTTCACGTTAATTACCCCACGGTTGGAACAGAAACGAAATGTGCGCTGCATCAAACCGAGCATTTGCCCTGTAACCACTCTTCGCCCCATACCGTCAAAAAGATTTAGCCAGTGAGCTTTAGTTGTCTGATCTACAATCATATTTCCGAGCACTGGGGCTATATGATTATTGAAGTCGCGGCGGTTAACTTTGATTTTTACCAGACCTTCAGGGATGCAGTAGTACTTCTCCCAGTAATCGAATGCTTCTTTCACTGTAAGCGCTTCTACTTTTTTCTGTTTCTCGAGTACTACTTGCCGTCTAGGATCAAGCCCTTCCGCTAGCCAAGCCCTGAACTGCTGCCTACGTTCTCGCGCATGAGCTAATGAGGTGGTTGGATAATCACCAATCGTTAGTTGAGCGGCTTTCCCGTTCCATCTGTAGCGGTAAAAGAATGTTATACTGCCGGATGTAGACAACCTGACATTCAGACCATGTGCGTCTGAAATGACCTCGATTTGGTCTCTTTTTTTGCCAAGAGCTTTTCTTAATTTTGTGTCGGTAAGCAATGTGTACACTCCGGAAGAAGATATACACATCAGTGTACACATTATGCGTAAATTGATAACCTTCAAATCTATGAAGAACACACAAAAATAAAGCGTTACATACTGGCAAGGCGTTGATAATAGCGGGATTCTTGAAAAGAAATTAAGCATGACTAACAAACTTAAAACGGATTCATATGCCCTACGATAGC